TATGAAAAAAGTTGCGCTGATTGATAAAGCACCAAATAAAACCAGGTACTCTGAGTATTTTACTTTTGAGTACGATCATTTTCATATGAGTAGTGTTCCTATTACAAAACTACTTAAAAAAGATGTAGACTTGGAATTTGATCCAGAGCCGTATGATCTGGTAATCTTGGTAGGTGCTGAAGCAGCCAAAGAGTATGCCAAAGTGTCTAGCGTAACTAATTATGCTGGACAACTTGTAAACGACAAGTTTGTGTGCATTACTAATCCGGCTATGCTTACTTTTAAACCGGAAGGTAAGCCAGACTTTGATCGTGCTGTAGAAAAAATTATGGGGTACTATAATGGAACCTCAACCGGCCCAAGTCAGGGCGATTTTGCTGGTTTGAGCAGCACAGAGCAGTGCTACAAGTTTTTGCAAGAAGTAGTCAACAACGCTAACGGCATTGTTGCATGGGACACGGAAACCACTGGACTGTATCCGCGAGACGGGTATGTGCTGGGTATTTCAATGAGTTATAAGCCCAATCATGGGCGTTACTTGATGGCCGATGCGCTTGATGAACAGTGCCTGGAATTGCTGCAACAAATTGCCAAGCAATTTACCACAGTGTTTCATAACATGAAGTTTGACTATAAAATGTTGAACTATCACTTTGGGCTAGACTTTGATCGCAAGCGTGTTCATGATACTATGGTAATGCACTATGTGCTGGACGAAACAGACTCACATGGTCTAAAAGAACTTGCGCTTAAGTATACCAACTACGGTGATTATGATAGTGAGCTAGAGGACTTTAAGCAAAAGTATTGTGCACAGAATAAAATCTTGCAACAAGACTTTACTTACGACTTGATTCCGTTTGACACAATCAGCAAGTATGCTAGTATTGATACGGCAGTTACACTGGAGCTGTTCAACAAGTTTTGGCCTGTAGTGCAAAAGAACGCCAAGCTACTCAACGTCTATGAGAATATTCTGATTCCTGGTACACTGTTCTTGATGGACATGGAAGAAGTAGGTATTCCTATTAGTCGTGAGCGTATGCAGGCCGCGGATAAATTTTTGACAGAAAAGATTGAAGTGGCTAAGCAAGCAATCTATGAGTTTGATGCTGTAAAACAGTTTGAACAGACCACTGGCAAGATCTTTAATCCTAATAGTGTAATGCAGCTGCGTGAAGTTCTGTTTGACTACTTGGGACTGCAGCCAACCGGCAAACGCACAGCAACTGGTGCTATTTCAACAGACGCTGAAGTGCTGCAAGAATTGAGCGAACAGCATCCACTGCCAGCAGCTATCTTGCAAGTTCGTAAATTGGGTAAAATTCAAAGTACTTATGTGCAAAAAATCTTGCCAGAGCTCGACCGTGATGGTAGAATTCGTACTAACTTTAATGCTATTTTTACTACTAGTGGTCGACTGAGCAGTAGTGGTAAATTTAATGCACAACAGGTTCCACGAGACGATCCTATTATTAAAGGTTGTATTGTAGCTCCCACAGGCTACAAGATTGTTTCGCAAGACTTGACTACTGCTGAAATGTATTATGCGGCTGTGCTTAGCGGAGATAAAAATCTGCAAAAAGTGTTTTCAAGCGGCGGAGATTTTCATAGTTCTATTGCTCATATGGTGTTTAACCTGCCTTGTAGCGTAGAAGAAGTCAAGAAATTATATCCTGCAATGCGTCAAAGTGCAAAAGCTATTAGTTTTGGTATTTTGTACGGTTCAGGCGCTAAAAAAGTTTCTGAAACTGTTACAAAAGCCACTGGCGAAACCTATCCTATTTCACAGGCCAAACAAGATATTGAGGCTTACTTTAGACGGTTTAACAAACTGGAAGCGTGGCTAACCAGTCGCAAAGAGTTTATTGAACAAAACGGCTTTACTTATAGTTTCTTTGGTCGTAAGCGCAGGCTGCAAAATGTGTTTTCAACTGACAAAGGTATTGCCGCTCACGAAGTTCGTAGTGGTATTAATTCAGAGATTCAAAGTCTAGCAAGCGATATTAATTTGTTGGCCGCTATGGAAACCGCTGAAGCAGTAAAACAACAAAAGCTAGATGCCAAAATCTTTATGCTAGTACACGATTCTATTGTTGCACTAGTAAAAGAAAGTGATGTTGAGGCTTATTGCACGCTGCTTCGTAACACTACACAAAAAGATCGTGGCTGCAGTATTGCAAATTGCCCTATTGGCGTAGATCAAGATATTGGTGATGACTACAGCTTTGGAAAATTTTCAGAATACTATACAGTTGCAGGAGATAAGCTGGCCGGTATGGAAGCTGGGTCGTCGTCCTGAGCAATTAGAAGGCCTAGTGTTTAAAGTTTCAGAGTCTATAAAAATAGATTCTGGAACTTTTACCACAAACTACAGAATTATTGATGACAAGAACTTGCCAGGTAGTAATTTATTAGAGCGAAGATTAAAACTGCTTAATGATAAAACTGCTAAACTGTATCCGCTAAAAGATGCGTTTTACTTTTTAGGCGACTTTATAAAAGTAGCAAAATCCGGCGTATGGTTTATAGACTACTACGGCAAAGTTTTTACTTACAAAAAAACTACACGCGCCAAACTGCAATTTTTTGAAATTGAAAAAATATTACCAAGCGGAAGTTTCGGGTTTATTGTATGCTTAAAAAATGGTATGCGATTCAAAGTATTATACAAACCATTTGCAGAATCAAAGTGGGCGGCTGTCTTAGTAATAAATAAGATGCCAGTATTATATGGCGTATATCAAGAAAAGCATAAAGAAACTTGGAGAAGTATATAGTGGCTAAAGCAGTTATATCTAATAGAATTTACTTAGACGATCCAGGAGCTGCCGCTAGAAAGTATATTGAAGGTCAGCTGACCTATAAGTTTAATAAAAGTTTTACCGGCACAAAGAAAACAGGGCCTATTGCTAGTGTAGAAACTATCAAGAACTATAAACATTTAGTTAATGGTATAATTTCTATGCCACAAGGCAGAACAGATTTAATCCCAGAACATTACGAAATAATAGATAAGAGAGTTAATTATGCTGTTCCCTTTCCTGACCCTAAATATCCCCTCCGAGAAGCTCAACAAGTTGTTTACGATGATGTATCTGATACTTGTTTTATTAATGCTCTTGTAGGCTGGGGAAAGACTTTTACTGCTTTACATATTGCCAGAAAACTTGGTCAACGTACGCTGGTAATTACACATACTACTGCGCTGCGCGATCAGTGGTTTACTGAGTGCACTGAGCTGTATGGAATTAGTCCTGGTGTAATTGGTAGTGGTGAATTTGATATTGAAGATCACTTTATAGTGGTAGGCAATATTCAAAGCCTACGTAAGTATAAAACTGAGTTATCAAAAGAGTTCGGCACTATTATCTTAGACGAAGCACATCATTGTCCAGCAACAATGTTTACTGAGTTTGTAGACAGTAGTTATGCTCGCTATCGTATTGCACTAAGTGGCACTATGATTCGTAAAGACGGAAAACATAAAATGTTTCCTGACTACTTTGGTACTAAGATATATCAACCGCCACAAAGCGATACACTAACTCCGGTAGTAAAACTATTAAAAACTACGCATAGACTAAACCCAAACTTGCCTTGGGCAGAACGAGTAACCGAACTATTAACAAATGACGAATACATAAGATTTATAGCCGCTGCAGCATTAGCTCAAGTAGTAGCTGGTCATAGTGTATTAGTTATGGCTGACAGAGTTGAATTTTTAAAACAGGTAGCTGAATATGTTGGAGAAACGTGTGTGCTGGTTACTGGCGACACAGATTATGAGGCTAGAGAAAAAGCCAAGAAACAACTACTCAACAAAGAAAAAATGTGTGTTGTTGGAAGCCGGCAAATCTTTTCAGAAGGCATTTCAATTAACATCTTAAGTAGTGTAATATTAGCTTCGCCTATTGGAAGTAATGATGCACTACTAGAACAAATTATTGGGCGTATTCAGCGACAACACCCAGATAAGAAAAATCCTCCGGAAGTGCTTGACATTCAATTTGCTGGATATACCGATAGAAAGCAAAATAATGATAGGCTTGGATTATACTTACGAAAAGGCTGGGAAGTTATTACCGTATAAAATTTTAACTTGTCACCGCAAGCCAACTCTGATATAATATTACTTAAGGTTGAGAAGTTATGTTGTTTTTCAACTTACAAGTTTTAGAAGCAGAAACTAAAGATGACCCTGAGTACTTTTTAATAGCGTTATATTATTGGTTCACTAAGCAGACCATACCTAAAACAGCTTACCAAAAGTATAAACCACTTAAAAAGTCGCTTAAGGGTATAAATTTTATTGTAAATCCTCAAGATTTCTTTAAAGACAAATTAACTGATACAGTCTATAAAGTGCAGTATCTAAAATTAGCCGCTAGACGAGATTATTTTTTATATAAAAATTACGGCATAAGTTACTTAGATCTGAGCTTTTTCCCAGACTTAAATATTTCTGCAATTAAATACAACCCATTATTAAAAATCAAAGAACACAAACTGTATTTCAAATACGAGGATAAAAGTGGCACTCTCATTTAAGCAAACCAAAGGCAAAGCACAATCTAGCAAAGTTGAGTCTTATGAGTACAAAGACGGAGAAAATTCTGTTAGACTGATTGGCGGTGTTCTTCCACGCTATATCTACTGGCTCAAAGGTAGTAATAATAAAGATATTCCGGTTGAGTGCCTCGCATTTAATCGTGAAAAAGAAAAGTTCGATAACGTCGAAACCGATCATGTACCAGAATTTTTTCCAGATGTTAAGTGCAACTGGAGTTACTCGGTAAACTGCATCGACATTAAGAATCAAAAAGTAGTAGCCCTGAACCTGAAAAAGAAACTGTTTGAACAAATTGTTACCGCAGCAGAAGATTTGGGCGATCCTACTGATTATGATACTGGTTGGGATGTAGTATTTAAGCGAGTCAAAACTGGCCCGCTTCCCTTCAACGTTGAATATCAACTGCAAGTACTGCGTTGTAAGCCTCGCAAGCTCACTGATGAAGAACGCACTATGGCAGATGCTGCTAAGTCTATTGACGAAAAATTTCCTCGACCCCAAGCCGACGAAGTTTTAGCACTGCTTAACAAAATCGTGGAGGCACAAGATCAAGATTCTGTCGAAGATTCTGCCGAAGCCGAAGCTGTAAAAGAGCTAGGCTAAGTACTACTAAACAAAGCCCTGTTGCCTTAAAAGCAACAGGGCTTTCTTGCCTCTACTAATATGAAATTATTATTCACCGCAGACGTTCATATTAAATTAGGTCAAAAAAATGTTCCGATTGACTGGAGTCTTAATAGATATAATCTATTATGGAAACAGTTACAAGCACATCAAAGTTTAGCTGATGTATTTGTAGTAGGTGGCGATGTTTTTGACAAACTGCCTAGTATGCCGGAGCTAGAAGTATTTTTTGATTTTGTTAGCAACTGTGTGATTACTACTTATATTTATACAGGTAATCACGAAATGTTGAAAAAAGATACCAGCTTTTTGACTAATTTAAAACAAGTAGTTAACCGAGTTAATCCACTTGTTACAATTTTAGATACTTGTACCCCTATTTGTGATGGTACAGTAGATGTAATTCCTTATAATTATATCAAAACTTTTGATCCTGAACAGTTTACAAATAAAGTATTACTTACTCATGTGCGAGGAAATATTCCACCGCATGTTACCAGTGAAGTGCCCCTAGAAAAGTTTGCAAGATGGCAGACAGTTTTAGCAGGTGATTTGCACAGTTATGAAAATTGCCAGGCTAATATCCTATATCCTGGTAGTCCAGTCACTACTAGCTTTCACAGAAATGTAGTAGACACTGGAGTTATTTTATTTGATACTGTAACGCATGAGCATAACTGGATCAAATTAGAATTGCCGCAGTTGTTAAAGCAAACTGTTAAAGTAGGTGAACCTACGCCCGCTACAGAATACCATCACACCATTTATGAAGTTGAGGGTAACTTAGCTGAATTAGCAAAACTTGCAGACAATGAGCTAATTGATAAAAAAGTAGCTAAAAAAGCAACTGATGCAGCACTGATATTAGATTCAGAAATGTCACTGCAACAAGAAGTACGAGAGTACTTAACCTATATTATGGAACTACCAGAAGAAACTATTAAAACAGTACTACAGGAGCTACAAAATCATGAAAGCAAACTTAAAGATTGAAGTATTCTCACAAAATAATTGTAGTGGCTGCGATCAAGTTAAAGCATTACTAAAAAGTAAAAACTTAAATTTTACAGAATACAATTTAAGTAATGATCCAATTTCAAAAGAAATACTATTTAATAAAGTTCCTGGTGTTCGCAGTGTGCCACAAGTATTTGTAAACAATATACTAATTGGCGGCTTGGCTCAGGTAAAAGAGGAGCTAAAAAAGAGTGATTACTCTTAAGAATTTACGCTGGAGCAATGCTTTTTCTTATGGCTCCAACAACGAAATCGCACTAGACAAAGATCCTATTACACAGTTGGTAGGTAAAAATGGTCATGGAAAAAGCAGTATAGCACTCATACTAGAAGAAGTGCTGTACAATAAAAATTCCAAAGGCATTAAAAAAGCAGATATACTTAATCGTTATACCAAAGACAAAAATTATAGTATTGAGCTTGAGCTGGAAAAAGACGGCGTTCTATACACAGTAAAGACTGTTCGCGGAACAACTCAAAGTACAGTTAAACTATTCAAAGAAAACCTAGATATAAGCAGCCATACAGCAACCCAGACTTACAAGTCTATTGAGGAGTTGATTGGCATGGATCACAAAGCATTTTCACAAATTGTTTATCAAAGTAATGCTAGCAGTTTAGAGTTTTTAACTAGCACAGATTCTGTTAGAAAAAAGTTCTTGATTGACCTGTTAGACTTGGGTATCTATACCAAAGCAGGTGAACTGTTTAAACAGCTTAGCACTGATCTAAACAAAGAAATTGCTGCTTGCCAGGCTAAAGTAAATACTGTTAGTGGTTGGTTAAATAAGTACGTTGATGTTGATTTAACCAGAAAAGTTTTAGTTGAAGAACCTGTTCTAGACCCTCAACTGGAGCAAACTGTAGCAGAACAGTCAGCACAGCTATTGGTAGTAGAGCAAACAAATAAAAAGATTGCTCAAAACAACAACTATAAAAAGATGTTGTCGGAGATTGTATTACAGCCACTAGTTGAGCCAGTTAATGCAGTTAGCATAGTTGACTTAAAATCTGAAGTTGCAGTATTAAATCAGCAAAATAAAGAAGCTGAGCTGTTTATTAAAAAGTTAAATAGCTTAAGTGCTGCCGGTCGTTGCCCTACCTGCGACAGCAATATTGACCAGCACACAACTAAGTCGCTGGTTCAAGAAAAACAAAATGCAGTTGCCAGCAACAAGGCAAAATTACTGGAATTAGACACTGCCATTACTAAGGCTCAAAATTTAATTGACAGTTGGCAAGCTGCTAATAAGCAGCAAGAACAGTGGGAACGACTACATCAATTAATTGATCACAATTTGCAAGAAACGTTTTTAGATAAAACCACTATTGCAACAGAAATTGAAACACTAAATTTAGCTATCAAACAAGCAAAAACCAAACTAAAGCAAGCCCAGGATTACAATAAAGCAGCAGAATCGCACAACGCTCAGTTAACGCTTATTGAATCTCAGTTGCAAGAATTTAAGCAAGATTTGGAAACTTATACAACAGAATTAACCGCACTAACTGATCGCAGTAATACTATTGGAGTCCTAACCAAAACATTTAGTACATCTGGCTTAGTTGCATACAAAATAGAAAGTTTAGTAAAAGACTTAGAGGGTTTAGCCAATGAGTTTTTGCAAGAACTAAGTGATGGCAGATTTCAAATTGGTTTTGAAATTAGTTCTAAAGATAAATTAAATGTTGTAATTACTGATAACAGTAAAGACATTGACATAATGGCATTAAGTGGCGGCGAGCGTGCACGAGTAAATGCTGCAATGCTGCTGGCTATCCGCAAGTTAATGCAGAGTTTAAGTAGCAGTAGAATCAATTTGCTAATCTTAGACGAAACCATTGAAGCACTAGATGTTGATGGTAAAGAAAAACTTATTGACACACTTATCAAAGAGCCAGGATTAAATACGTTCTTGGTTAGCCACGGATTTACTCATCCGCTATTAGAAAAGCTGTATGTTGTAAAATCCAATAACGTTTCAAGAATAGAGGCATAATATGTATATTAAACTAGAAAGAATTTCTGAGCTTGGCAAGGCTTTTATTATTCGTAATAATATTAAACAAGCAGCTCAAAATAACATGGTAATTACTGAACAAGAGTTGGCAACACTAGAAGTGCAAGCCGGTACTGTGCTGTATAGTGTTAATGAGTCTGAGTTAATTACGGTAGAAGCACCTCCGGCCCCTGTGACTCCGGTGGTAACTAGTACAACTAAAGTTGTTAGAACCAGTAAAACAAAGTGATTGACAGCAGAGCCAAAGGTGCCCGTACCGAAACCGAAGCCAAGAAAGTTCTGATCGACCACACAGGGTTAAATTGGCAGCGGGTACCTGGTAGCGGAGCACTAGATCCTAAACATAAGCTAAAAGGTGATCTGTACATACCAGAGCTAAATAACGTATATTGCGTTGAAGTAAAAGGTTACGCAGAAGATCACCTTAATAGTACAATACTAACTGGTAAATCTCCACAATTGCTGGAGTTTTGGTTACAGGCATTACGTCAAGGCAAACAGGTAGGTAAAAAGCCTCTGTTAATATTCAAATTTAATCGCAGCAAATTTTTTGTATGCTTTGAAGATATGCCTAGTACCGACCATTACCGTTGGATATTTGCACAAGTAGACAAACATGAACTATACATCAGCCAGTTAAAAGACTGGTTGCAGTATGAATCACCAAAATTTTTAGTTTGACAAAAACAGCAAAATTCGATATAATATATAGTTGTGTAAATACTAGGCAAACCAATGAGTGTAAACTTTTCAGATAAATTGCAGCCGGGTAACAATCTACTGGTAGTAGACGCACTTAACTTGGCGTTTCGCTGGCAGCATCAAGGCGTTACCACTTTTTGTGATACTTATATTGCTACAGTTAAAAGCCTTGCTAAGAGTTATAAAGCTAAGCATGTAATTATTACAGCGGATAAGGGCAGCAGTCAATATCGTAAAGAACTGTACCCTGAATACAAACAAAATCGCAAAGAGCGATTTGAAAAACAAACTGAGGCGGAAAAGCAACAGTTTGAAGAATTCTTCCAAGAGTTCGAACACACACTTGACACACTGGCTGAAATTTATCCTGTGCTTCGATTCCAAGGAGTCGAAGCAGATGATATTGCAGCTTATGTTGTCAGTCAACAAAAACATCTAAGCACTGAGCATACTTGGCTTATCTCCAGCGACAAAGACTGGGATTTGCTAATTAACCCCAGTGCTTCTAGATTTAGCTATGTTACACGCAAAGAGGTAACATGGGAGAACTGGCATGACAATTATGAATTTAGCACCGAAGATTATATTAGCATCAAGTGTCTTACAGGCGATAGTGGCGACAATGTTCCTGGTGTTCCAGGCATTGGACCTAAACGCGCATTGGATCTTGTACGCGAATACGGTAGTACTTGGGATATTATTGCCCACCTTCCTATACTGGGCAAAAAGCATAAATATATTCAAGCCCTTAATGAATCAAAACAGCAGCTTGAATTAAACTATAAATTAATGGACTTGGTAACACACTGTCGCGAAGCCATTGGAACCACAAACTTAAACACTATTAATCATACACTGGAATTGTTAAAATGAGCACTAGTATGTTTTCTACTTATAATATTAATACTATGAGTACTAATCCTGTTATTCCTTGCTTAGTAGATGACCATCGGTGCCTTCCCAAACGTGCTCATGCCACAGATGCTGGTGCAGATCTTTTTAGTATCACAGACTTGGTAATACGTCCAGGACAAGATGCCATGATTGATACTGGACTGGCACTTCAAATTCCTGTTGGATACGCAGGCATTGTGGTAAATCGCAGCTCACAACGAGTTAAATGCATTAGCAGTTTAGGTGCTGGTATTATTGACAGTGATTATCGTGGCAAGATTAAAGTATTCCTGTACAACAATGGTAATGATGAGTATGTAATTGAGGCATACAAAACCAAAATTGCTCAGCTGCTTATTATGCCTATTATGCTTGCCAGTTTTGAAGATTGCTGGAATAATACCAAACGCGGCACTGGTGGCTTTGGGAGTACCGGTGTTTAAATATGCCATCAGAAATTGGACTAATCGCTGGACAGAAAAGCTAGTAGCTTATTTTGATCCTGACTATTGGTTGTTTAAAAATACAGAACATTACTGCTGGCCATGGCCCAAGAGCAGTAATTTGCAAGAAATTGAATTTAGAATTGCACTTAATAAGGTGCTGGCTAGTTCTGCCGCGCTAGAAAAAAGCATACAGGACTGGAATAATCTACAAGGAGTTAGGAAACAATGACACAACCCAGCACACGGGCACAGGTAATTACACGACGAACTTATAATAGACCCACCAATGATACTGGAACTGAGTTTGAAACTTGGCAAGAAACAGTTGCCAGAGTTATTGACCATCAGGCATGGTTATGGGAACGTGCTCAAGGCAGTGAGCTAGACGACAAGCAGTATGCAGAATTATATGATCTAGAGCAGCTGATGCTTGATCGCAAGGTACTAATGAGTGGCCGCACACTTTGGTTGGGCGGCACTAATGTAGCCAAAACACGTGAGGCCTCGCAGTTTAATTGCAGCTTTACAGAAGTAGAAACAGTATACGATGTAGTAGACTGTTTATGGCTGCTGCTACAAGGTTGCGGCGTAGGTTTCAAACCAGTTGTAGGAACACTTAATGGATTTAGTAAACCTATTAAAAATATTAAAACCATCCGCAGCACCAGAACCGACAAAGGCGGCTGTGAGCATAATCGAGAGTATTGGGACCCACAAACTAAAACATGGACAATTAGTGTTGGCGACTCCGCGGAGGCATGGGCAAAGTCAATTGGCAAGTTGCTTGCAGGAAAATATCCGGCTGATACGCTTGTACTCGACTTTAGTCAACTACGACCAGCAGGTGAAAGGTTAAAAGGTTATGGCTGGATTTCTAGCGGCGACAGCGCTATTTGCGCTGCTTATATTGCTATTGCCAATATTCTTAACGGTCGTGCTGATAGTTTACTCACTCGGATGGATATTCTGGACATTGTTAATCATCTGGGTACTATTCTTAGTAGCCGCCGAAGTGCTGAAATCGCTTTATTTGATTATGGTCAGCCAGAATGGCAGGAATTTGCGGTAGCTAAAAAAGACTGGTGGTTATATAACAACGCACACCGTCAGCAAAGTAATAACTCACTGGTATTCAAAGAAAAGCCCACACAACAAGACTTGGAACACATCTTTCACTTGATGCAAGAAGCTGGTGGAAGTGAGCCTGGTTTTATTAATGCTCAAGAGGCACTGCGTCGTGCTCCTTGGTACAAGGGTGCTAATCCTTGTGTTGAAATCTTGTTGGGCAACAAGTCGTTTTGTAACTTAACCGAAACTGACATTGCCAAGTTTAAAGGCGATACAGCAGGATTGCATGAGGCCATCCGTTTGGCTGCACGAGCCAACTATCGTCAAACTTGCGTTGACTTGCAAGACGGTATCCTGCAAGAAAGTTGGCATCTTAACAACTACTTCTTACGACTTTGTGGGGTTGGTTTAACAGGCATTGCCAAGCGTCCTGACATGACTGGTTATGACTACGAGTATTTAAAGCGTACAGCAACTGCTGCGGCTATTGGCATGGCCGATGAGCTTGGTTTGCCAAGACCCAAAAATGTTACTTGCGTTAAGCCCAGCGGTACATTGAGTAAGATCATGGATACTACAGAGGGTGTACACAAACCACTGGGCAAGTACATTTTCAACAATGTTCAGTTCAGCAAGTATGATCCTGTTATTGAAAAATTAAAAGCTGCCAACTACCGCGTATTTAACCATCCTACAGATGATAGCGGCGTACTGGTAACTTTTCCAGTGGCTTGGGAAGGTGTGCCTTTTGATAAAGTTAATGGCAAAGAAGTCAATTTAGAAACTGCAGTGCAACAACTGGAGCGATATAAGTTGATCCAAACCAGCTGGACGCAACAAAATACGTCAGTAACTATTAGTTACGATCCTAGCGAAGTACCCCAAATTATTAACTGGTTGCTTAATAACTGGGATTGTTATGTTGGTGTTAGCTTTATCTATCGCAGTGATCCCACTAAAACTGCTCAAGACTTAGGCTACCTATACCTTCCACAAGAAGTAGTTGATGAACAAACTTATCGTAATTATGTTCAAGACTTAAAACCAGTGGATTTAGAAGGTGCAAATAGTTTTGATCAAATCCTAGATGACGAATGCTTGACTGGTGCTTGTCCTGTAAAATGAATTACACATTTCAAGTAACAGAACAAGAGGCTAGTTATATTATACTAGCACTGCAAGAACTTCCAGCTAAAATTGCCAACCCACTAACTAAAAAGCTGCAAGAACAAGCACGCGAACAAAAGTTAGAAGATGAGGTAGAATAACAAAAAAG